ACATCACCCAAGGCAACCTTGAGCATGTCGAACGTTGCGGACGTGCAAAGAGTCGAGGGCGTGACCCGCAGCACGCGCCAGCCCTGGAGAGCCGCGGCGTTGTATTTCTCCATATCGTTTAGAAATCCTTTCCCGCGAGTATGACGACCCCCGGTAAAGATTCCGCCCTCAACCTCAAGCGCCACCTTGTGCGCAATGAACGCGAAATCAAAACGCCACTTTCGCGCAGTGTCAAAACGATGTTCCGGCGTTGGTTCAGGAAGCCGATTCGCGGCTAGTAGTTTCAGGAAAAGGGGTGTGCTCATATCAAAACGGAATGTCTTCGTTATCTTCACCCACCCATTGCCCTTCATGCTCTGGCGGTGGCGGTTGATAGCGCGAAGGCTGGCGTTGTTGTTGGCGCGGAGGTTGCTGTTGCTGCCGTTGAGGCTGTCCAACAGCGTTGACGTATTCGCGCCCATTGCCGATGATAGGCAACTTCAGCCCGCCCTCGCGTTCCTCTTTGGTCGTCGGCTCAACCACAAAATGAGTATCCTCATTCCGCAGCTTGTCAGATCCAACGGCTTCTAGGCGAAGATAGACTGCAAGCGTTCCGTCCTTCTTGGTGTAGAGCTTGGCGCGGCTTTCGTTCAGGTTGAGTACAAGGCATTGAGTGCCTGACTTTGACGTGACAATCTGCGCACCCTGGAGTTGGCATAAGTCTATTGATAGGGATAGCTTACTCATAGCTTATAGACCAGATAAGGGTTGAAGTGAGTTGGCCAACTTCCGTGCAGCTTCCGCGTCTTCGCGCAGCAACTTGGCAAGAAAGGGATTCTCGGGCAGTGCGTCTGCTCGTTCCTCATCGGCGCTGGCCTTGGTGATAAGCCAAATAATGGCGTTCTGAATTGGGTTCATTGAGAGAGTAGGGTGTGTTGGTTATTCGTCCACCAATGCCAAGGGCACGGCTTCCAGTTGTGGCGCATTCTGCCGGAGCTTGAGTGCCCCGACTTGCTCCAAGGTGTTGACAAGCGCTTTCGCTGTATCTGATGACATCGCCTTTTGCGTCTTGTGTGGCGCTCCGCTTTTGGTGATCTTGGGGCCACTGGCTTCGCGAAGGACGGCTTCCAATCCGCCCACGCCCACCTTCACGCAATCCATAAAGGCTGAAGTTGAAACGCCATGTTTCGCGGCAAACTCAAACGCTGCTTGTGCGTTGGTGATCTCTCGAACCTCGTTACCTGGAACGAGTCGGAAATACTGCTGAAATTCCACGTCCGATTCCGCCCGCAGTCTCGCCGCGCCTTCAATCGCCGCCTGATACCAGCCGACAAGCTTCAAGCCACGCACAAGACGCGCTAGACTTTCCGGCGCTAACTCCATCGCCCTTGCGAACAATGCAGCCCTCGCTGTCTCAGGATCGACGGGAAGGTTGATTGCCATGTTGCTTACTGGTGCAAGCGCGGCTTCACGGAATGCGGGGCAGACAGCCTTTGCGCGGCACCATTTGCAATGCTCCCCGGCGTTCAGGTCTTCAGGCGTTGCAGCCTTGACACGTTCGAGCGTGCGTGAAAGCCAGTTCAGCGCGTCAACGATACCGAGATCGTCAAAGTCCGCCACGGTCGGTTTCCCGGCCCAGGGCTGCACGATAGCAACCCGCACTGAGTCAAGACGCCAGCGGCGAGCAGCAAGCGCAGCCAGTGCCCGCAATTGACGGTTCCCGGTGGCGTGTTCATAGTCGCCGCGTCCGGTCTTGTAGTCGATCACCAGCCCCCGTTTACCATCGAGCGCGATAACGTCAGCTTGCCCGGTGAATCGGAGCGTTGCCGTTGTCTCGTCGGTGACTTCAACGACTCCGCCGATATTAGTTAAGCCAAGGCGGACTTCTAAAAACGGATCAAGGACACCGTGTCCAGGGTCGGAGCCATACCACGCCTCGACAATCTGTTGCCTTTGATCCAGGCACATCTCAAACGTGTCCAGTTCGTCCGGCGAAAGCTCCGACGTGTCGCCAGTTTCGAGCGCCTTGTGAATGCGCGTTCCGCTTTTGGCGTCTTCGCTGCTTGAGTCTGGCAAGCCTTTCGATGCGTGGAATGATGCAGGGCAGGCTTCGAGCTGGTCCATTGCTGAGGCCGAGGGGAGGCCGCGTCTTGGGTCAGTGTTCATAGTAGTTCCTCCGGCCATGCGGCAATTAGATTATCAGTGGTTATTTTCTCTCGCCGCAGCATTGCTTCACGATGGGGGTTAAGGTCGTTGTAGTATTGTCCGTTCAGGCTGAGAAAACGAGAAATTGATTCGATGTGCTTTCTCTGCTCATCCAGCCCCTCAATAGCCACAATGGTAGCCTTACAGCCAGCTTCAGCAGTTCCGGCACATAAGGCGATGAAGGCGGCGTTGCCATGCGCTGACGCATCCGGACCCCAGCACATCGCTACAGGCCTGGAATCTGACATGAATACTTCAGTCCGCGTATTGGGGCAATGCCACTTCCCAGGAGTCCGCTTCTGAGCAATCGCCAGAAGCTCCCGGCACTTGGCTACGATTCGTTGAAGGTGTTCTTCTCGGGTCATGCTTCACCCCCTTCCACGAACTCCATGCAAACATGCTCGGAGGTTGCTTCTACAAGGTTCAGCGGCGTCATGCCCTTGGCCTCTGCGCCAAACAAATCGGCGATGTCGCCAGTCGCAGGAATCGACCAGTTGCCGCGCCCACTTTGCGAGATCCGCAGTTTGCGGGCGGTTTTTGATGCGCCAGTCACGATGACAAGACGAATCATCTTGCCGTCACTCTGGAGCTTCAGCCAAGAGGCATCTTTCCAGCCAGAGCGGCGAAGAACATCGGCGGAGATAACAATTTCCAGTGAGCGGTTTTTCTTTCCCGCTCCGCCATTTCGGAGCGCGTAGCCGCATTTGGTTCCAATAGTTGCCCGTCCAAGGGGCTTCAAATCTTTCCAGGACATGGCTATTCTTCCACCTTTCTATCTTCAATTTTGATCTTGACCTTCCGCCCCTTGCCAAACCCAGGCGCAAGCTCTGGCGTAGGGTCAGCAACCTGATCTTCCCCGGCGACCTTGTGACGCACGGACACAGCGCCTTCGAGCTTCCAAGACACAGGGGAAGTTGCAAGGTTGATCGAAAGCGTCAAGCCAACGGAAACCGCGGCCTTGGCCTTCTCGCTGTCTTGACTCGCAGCAAGCGACACGATTGCCGCTTCGCGAATGTGCGGGCCAAGTTCGGAAAGAACCTCCGTCACTTGATCGGGAGCCTCTTTGATGATTTGTTCGAGTTGTTCAGTTGTCATGGTCTTATTTTTTGAGGTTGGAAACGATGGCCTCGAATGCGCCGAGAACATCGCGAAGAACGTCCTCTGGCTGCTCATTTATAGGAATGAGAGGATCAAGGAACAAGCCGCCCTGCTCAGCTTCCGTAGCGATTGCAGGCCATCCAAAACCACTGGCAGCAATGCGGTCGGCAAGTTGATCGAGCAGAGAAACAGGCGTTTCGTTAAGCTTGAAATCGGCCTCGATTGGGGCTTGTGGCGCGGGCTCTTGCTTGACCTCCACCTTATCAACCACGGCAGCAGGAACAGGCGTAACGTCCACCATTCCGCCAATCTGGCGGGCGTCGTCTTCGTCATAGACGCCACTGAAACCAAAGGCCACGCGGGCGCATTGGATCAATGCCTTGTGACGCAACATGCGGTGTTCCATCTTCCAGGGATCTGTTGAGCGCCGACATTCGGAAAGGTATTCAGTCACCTTGATTGGCCTGTTGCGATCCTTGCGCCAGATGATGCAGGTGCAGGAAACAAGCTTGCCTTGGTCGTCATGCTCGAACTCAAACTCCATCCCGTCCATTTGCGGGTGGGAGTTAGCAACGTTGTTCCAACCATCGACGGAGACGACCGGTACAATACCGCCCCCCTTGGCAGGGAAGGCGTAAATCTCCTTGGTGAGAGGGTTCAACCCGTATTCATTGGCGACCACGACGAGAGCAAGAAGCTCGTCGTTTGATGCGCCCTTGAAGACGGTATTCTTGAGTGTGCCGAGCAGTTTGTCAGGCTCGACGTTGAAGCGACCCGCCATCACAGCGAGAGCGGAGGCGCGAGGCTGAAAGAGCGGCTTGGATTCTGTGAGTGCGGTTTGCATTTTCGTGTTGGTGTTGAGTTGTCTGTTTCTGCTGAGGGAAAAATTGCCGTCTCTCCGGCTGTCACGCCCTTGTGTCCGGCGTTCGACTCTATCAGGTGGACATTTAAAGGGACCGTCTTGCGATAGATTCCATCCAGTCCCATCTTGTATTGGCCGTCTCTCCGAGCTGTCACCGATTGCCTTCACAATCTGTTTCGGTCCCATTAGCTACGCCGAAGGCTGGCGCTGTGTCCTAGCTGCCTCAGACACAGATACTTGCGTTTTAACGACGAACTGCCCTTGGCGGCGGTAATGTCATACCCAGCAAGTGAGTTCTCCCGTCGTTCGTTCGGGTCGGTCGTCGAAACTATCCGCTAGCGTGCCCCATGCAACGCGTGCACTTGCGCCCGTAGTCGCCAGCTTCGCAGGGAATCCATGCCGCGCCGTAAGGCAGCTTGACGCCGTTGCTTGCGCCACTGCAAGCCGTTGTGCCATCAGGCCTGACAAGGTGCGAATGGTCCAGGTGCAGCGAGCGACACCAGATCATTGTTGGCTTTTGCGGCCCGCGAAGAGCATCGAGTTCAGCGATGGTGAACTCTGGACGGAGCGGGAATTTCCGCCGCAAGAACTTCTTGAAGTGATCGAGGCGAACGACGGAAGGGCGACCGCCAGAGGTTTGAAGAAGCGCACGCTCCCCAGGTTTAGCCGCAGCGTAATATTGAACCTGCCGCAGCGACTTCTTGCACACCTTGGCGACTTCATGCACGGTCAACCAGATTTCCTTTTCGTCGGGTTCAACGGTCATTATTTGCGGCGGGTGTTGCGGGTTGAGTTGTGTTTCCGCTCGTCGCGCCAAATGAAAAAAGGCACGAACAGCACGAACAGCACGGGCGAGAAAAGAAGGGCCTGCATGGCCAGCGTGATAAGCTCTTGTTTCATGGGTGGAACTTTCCGGAAAGGCGACCTTTGCCGTTGCTCTTTGGCGTGCGGTTTGATGGCGGAAAATGCTCGTCAAGGTATTCTTGAAGCTCTTCTTCGTCGGAGCGGAAAAGATCGACGGTGAGGGCGCGGGCCAACCGTAGGCTAGCAATGATGACGACGATTAGGATGGCCCAGAGCAACCAGGGCGGTGATGATGGTAGTGATTCGAGTTCCATAGTATTAGTGAAAAAGGTTTCCTCTCCCGGCGCTCCTTGGTCTGCAATTGCCGTATAGAGTGCAGCCCGGTGTTGACCCTTTCGGGCGAGAGGAAAATGGTTAGCGTTTGCGTTCCGCTTTGATTTCGCGCCAGATGGTTTGTGCAGCTTGGCCGGAGCTAAGAGCGCCAATCTTGAAGTGTTCCGCCAAGCTTCCGGCGAAGCGCATCCGGCGAAGATCCGACGCCATCCGCTCGACATACTGCGACCACTCGGCGATTAGGTTTTCCAGGTGCGTGAACTTGGCGCGGTGGAGCTTCATGCTTTTGCAGTGGTGCGAGGTTTCGTTTTCTTGTTCAGATATTCGGGAACCTCCCGACCTGCGCTCAGAAAGGCTTCAGCGATTAACTGGTTCCCGAGCGAGCGCCGCTCTAGTTTGGCTCGTTGAGCGAGCGCCTTATGCTCGGCGTTGTTTAGGATGGCTACGACTTGAGGCATGGTAGTTTCTGTTGTGGGTAAATGTTGATGGTCTCTCACCGCAACTCTTGCTGGTGGACTCCCGCCCGTCAAACACTTTTTCAATTATTTTAATTTATTTTGTTGCGGGTGGTCTCCCACCTATTACATTTCGTCCATGCCAAACAAACGCGACCCCAATATCCAGGTATTCGCCATTGGACCGAGCCAGCCTCTAACGCATTTGAATGAACATCACCGCCAAAACCATGAGTGACACCCCAGAAACAGACGCACACCAACGGAAGCCAGAAATGGCGCACGATCATCTTTGGTCAGACTTTGCCCGCAAGCTGGAGCGTGAACGCGACGCCCTTGCCGATGCCGCCAGGAAAATGCTTTCGGTCATCAACTATTCAGACACAACTTTCGCACGCGAAGAAGGATGGTGGTCAGATGAAGACGCAAAAGCCGTCGAGGCATTGCTGAAGACAAAATAACGCCATGCCCGTAGATTGGTCCAACTACCCCGCAAACTGGAAGACGGAGATTCGCCCTCGAATCCTCGCCCGTGAATCGAACCGCACCCGCAATAATCCCCACGGTGTAATTTTCTGTGGGGATGATTTCAGCCCTTTGCTTTTTTGCGTCTCCCCGGCCTGTCATTCTTGAGCCTGCCAAGTATGGAGCCTACCCATAGACGAGGCATTTTATGCGCGGCGGGAAGCTGGATCTTTCCACCAGACGCCGGGAGAACATCGCGCACAACGCAGCGGTCCGAATGGCTGCAAGCATCTTCATTGACAGATTGCGCCCAGCTTACGAAGAGGCGGGAGTAAAGATGCCTCCAGGATTAACCGCCGTCGATTGGTTGCCGGTGCTCAGGAGTCCACCGCCGCCAGCCGAGGATAGCAAACTGGTCAAAGCATGGCGCAAACTGCCACGCTCCGCTTTGTGGCTCGCTATCGGCCTAGCTCGATTCGCTGGCTTGCGACGTTCGGAGATTGAAGCGGCGACGGGCGAATGGATCATAGAACGCGACGGGCAGGCATTCGTTGACCTGCGGGACCGGGAAGGGGAGTTCTTGACCAAGACGGGCAGGCCATACAACGACCAAGACGACGCTGAACCATTACTTGAGCACTACGCCCACACCCAGGATGCAGGAACCATGAACGGAGGCTTCAGCCCGAAAGCCGCTTGAGCGCCTGGGGCCAGGTCGATAACCGCCTTGTTGCGAATGTTCTTTCTCCACGGCATCCGGTCGCCGACAATGCAGCGATGGGTTGCGCCGTTGATCGTGACTAGAACAGGCTTGTGCTTTGCGGCCTTCACGCTGCCCCAACGCTCAACCATATCGTCAGGCGGCACAGCAACGTAAGGGATCTTCAGCGTAGTGACATCATCACCGAAACAACCAATCCCGTTGTCCCCGTAACGAAAGGCCTCTTGGTCTGTCATGCCTTTGGCTTTAGCACGCTTGAAAGCGCGGACGTCGGCGAGATCGGCGAAAGATGAAGCGAAACCTTTGGTGCTCATACAGCAGAAGTGTGAAGGATTGATTGCACAAGATGGGCGCTCACATCATCGACGTAATGCAGTACCGGACGAGAACACATAATCGAGCCAGGGTTTTCTTTGTGAGGCAACCCCAAGGCATGGCCGATTTCGTGAAGAGCTAGCGGCAGAAAATCGACATAACTAAAACTGAACAGCCCTTGCCACCAACGAAAGCGCCAGGAAACACGCGGGTCGAACTCGATCAATGGGCGCTTTCCATCGCGTATAGACTGCTGGGCAATCCGCCCAGGGTAAAGCGGCAGCGGAGCAAAACCGATGCTACACCAAGCATCTACAGGGTTGATGATCTGTTGTGGGCGTAGAGCCGGAACGGCTTCTTCCCAGATGCCCCAGGCATTCGACACTAAGCGTTGCACGTCACCTACCATTTTAGGAGGTATCGTTTCAGTAGCTATGGCCCAGGTTAAATTCATAGCATTGAAGCAACAAAAAGCACCGCCATCCCGCCGAACACGACGACATAAAAAACGGTGAGAATGTCGATAGTCAGAGTCATTTTTCCGCTGGCTTGGAAAGTAGAAACGCCCTCGCAATCGCAGACGCCGCGCCGCCAACAGCCGCTTCAATCGGATTGATCGGAATCGTCTCAATGGTCTTGCGCCCGTCAGGGTGGAACGTGACAATGGTTCTCACGCCGTAGCCGCTGTTCACCGTGTCACCCTTTGGGGAGATTGTCGTCTTGGTGCTGCAAGAGCAGCAGGCCAGAGCGAAGACTAGAGCGAGAGACTTCATGGAAAGGATAGGCGGGAGAGGAGGATGAGGGAAAAGAACCGGAACCCTTGCCGCGCCTCACGACTGCGGCCCTCTCCCGCCAAAGTGCTAAGCTTTGAATGAGCCGTTTTTCTGGCCGTCATCCAGAAGGTCGCCGATGGAAGTAACGAAGTCCTTCGAGGTCGAAGCGATAGCGACAACGATCAGAGCCGTTGAAGCCGGGAGATAGTCGGCAAAATAGCCAGCGAGACCGGCGATCTTGGCAATGGTGGATAGAACTTTAATGGTCGTATTCATGTTGGTTTGCGGGTTGTGGGTTAGAGAAATTGGAAGGTGACCACGGCCCCGCCTTTGGCGAAGTGCTGGACCATTGCACCGAGAGCTTCAGCTTCAGACTTGGCTGCGAATAGTTGCCCGCCTGCGCGGACTCGATGCGATCCGCTGCCATGATGGAGGCCAAGACGCTCGATGCTGACGACCCCTCGAACTGGAGAGCGCAGCGGAACTGAAGCATCTGAGTCCGCCGGCGCTTGAGGTGCTTGATCCTGGAGAATGGTAAGCGTCATGCATTATGAGGTTTGACTTGAAACGGACAATCCTTTTTCGGGCAGTTCATAAAGAACTCAGCCTTCGCCTTGTGTGTCGCAGCTTCTCCGATTGAAAGCTCTAGCTCCATTCGCAACTCCCGAATCGTGTTCTCAGCAGCAGACAGCCGCGCCCAAAACTGCATGTTGGTCCACACCAGGGCAGCAGTGACAGCAGAAAGGCCGGAGAATAGGAGTTGTTCGGGCGTCACAAGTTTAAGGCGTTGTTGCTGGTTTGTCTTTCTCCTCAAGCGCCTTCACTTCACTAATAATCCTCACAGCATCCTTTTGGATTAACTCAAGGCAGGCGAGATCATTGCGCATGGTTGCCGACTGAAGAGCAGATAGGAGAGTTGCTAGTTGTTCGTGGATTGGCTTCATTTCAAAGAGGATTCGACTTGCTCGATCAGAGCTTTGCGTTGTTCGTATTGAAGTTTAGCAGCGCCATCACCAAGACGACGCACGGCGGCATTGTAGGCTTCGGTTGTGTAGCCATCGATCAGACCCATCACACATTCCTCAATATGAGACTCAGGCGTATAATCTACTTCTGGCTTTAGAGCATTACGCTCCGCAACTTTAGCGTTAAGAGCGTCAGTTTGCTCGTCTGTGAGTGTGATGGTGATGTTCATTGAATTTGTAGTTGGTTTACGACATGAGGACCCAGCCTGTGTTTCCTGTCCCTGTGTTTTTGTAGTATGGCGGTCCGCCGCTAGAGTTAAGGTAAATACTGCCTGGGTTGGCTGTTACTACCCCTTCAGGGCTTCCCGCGCCCCTTTTAATCGACAGTTCCGTAACAGATGAACCTGAATCGCGCAGTGCAAAATAACCACCCCAGTCAGAAGCGAAAGGCACACCGTTGGAGGCGACGCTGCCATTGGTGATACTTAACTTTACCGCTCCGTCCACGGACAATGCTAACGCACCATAGGCTGCCCCAGGCATATCAATACTAGCATTTCTATAAGCATTGGTGCCAGTTAATTGAATGTTTCCAGCCTTTGTAACAACAAATCCACTTGATCCGTCGGCTAAGGCAACGTCGATCAATTTCGAACTAGCGCCGGATGCTGTATTCGTGATGCGGCCATAGACACCTGAAAAGTTCGTCCCGGCATTATTCCAGATTGGAGATATATTTATTGCTCCTGTAGCGCTAGCTGCTTGAAGAACCAGTTGCCCTGTCATCGTGCCCCCAGCTAGATCGAGCTTCAGAGGATCAGAACCACCGCTAGAGCTTGGTAAGATTTCAAAGCCGTTCATTGAATGTCATAATTGAAGGTTGAGCTTTCGCCAGTTGCACAGATGAGATAGAGGGGTTGCGGATATTTATCCCGTCCGTCATACTTGAATATTTCACCCGCCTCGATTGGGATTCCTTGCGCTGCGTCATCGTCACCAACTACCGCTTCACTAAAGCCAAAATAAATGGTTGAGCTTCCAGTATTGCGGCCCAAAAGACGATGTTTGTCGGCAGTAAACGGAATGAGTAGTGCCGCCTCATCAGTGATTTCGATTTTCATAATTCAGAGAAGGAGAGGATTACTTGAAGCCCAGTCGGTGGATCATCGCCACCACCACCGGAGAGACTGACAATTTCCACGTCGATGCGGTCGCCAGCAGCAAAGGCAGTGGATGCAAAACCGCTTGTTGCCAGAACGGTTTCGGCGGTCAATTCGAGATCGGAAGAAAGCACGTTCGCGCCATTCTTGAGGACGTTCACCGTTGCTTTCTTAACGGTCTGGTAAGCGTCAAGACAGAAGCGAATACCCGTCAACGTGCCAGCTCTTGGAAGATGACCGAGCCAGATTGTTTGCGCGGACAGATCGCCAGAAAGCGCGAGCCGCTCAAAGGTGAATACGCCGCCGACTTGGGACCATGCCCCGGCAGTTAACGAGGTTCCGCGCCATAACGTGTTGTTGTCCAACTGAATGCCGAGGTGACCAACGCGGGAAGGTGTAGCCGCCGCCCTCGCTGAAGCGTCCGCAAAGGCAAGGTTGACAAGCTGGCTTGAGGTCGTAGCCGTGCCGCCGTCGATAGCGCGGGCGAGTTGCTGAATCTGCATTGCCAGCCTATCAAGGGCTTGTTCGTGAGTCTCAGGAAGGAAGGGAGAGCTCGAACTGTAAACCGTTGGCTGAGTCAATGGCAACGTGCGCCGAATGACGAGCGTATCCGCCGAGTCAATCGCCGGGTCGGTCGTAACGGTGACGTCGTCCTCGTTGAGGGTGAACTCGTCGGCACCAAGCGCAACAAATGCGTCGTCCTCATCGAGCGTTCCGACTTCGATGTGTGACGGGTCGAGATATGGGAACGGGATAGGGTAGCCCGTACTTGTGGACTCGTTGCCCGCGTATTCAATGCTCGAAACTTCTGACTCAACCGCCATGATTAAACACGGCGAACCGCTGCCGCCAACGTCAAGGTTATTCTGATACGAAATTCACTGAAACGTCTTTGAGGTCGCGAGCCAGATGGGACATGCTGGACGCTGCCGAAATCGTGTCGTTGAACGGAGCGAGACCGGAAAGAATGAGGTCAATGTCCTTCAGCGTGTCTTGTGACTCGCCGCTTAGCATCCGCTCCCAGCCGTTCACGGACCTGGACACGCCAGAGAAAAGGTTCCCTTCGGGTTGATACTCGCCCGCCGCGGCAAATGCGGAGCTTTGCACCAATTGCCCAAAAACTGGAATCCCTTGAAGCCAATCCGTGCCGATGCCTAAAGCCAGGCGGATGGCGCTCCAGTGGTCTTCGTCAAAGAGTTCATCGTCACCACCATCGCGAACATCACGCCAAGCAGAGCGAATCAGCCAGGAAATGCCGGAGTTCAAGACCGTTGCAAATAGAGCGGCGCGAATGAATCGCGGCTTCGTCATGCCAGACTTTCCAGCCGCAACCATCAAGCCAAGGTTCTTGCGCGATTCGGAAGCGAACGCCCAGGCCAGCCGCATGAACGGGCTTGTTGAGCGGTTTTCGAGAATGGAACGAGCGCCCGCCCTTGTTGGTTGCGCTACGTCATCTGTTGCCCGTTGCGCCTCGTTCTCAGCATAGGCCACAGCTTCAGCACCACGGAGACCAAGGCCGAACGCTTGGCCGATATGGTAGTCATAGAGAATGGCGTATGTTCCTGCCGTAAACAACGCATCAGCGCCGGAGATTAGGCGACCGATTCTGGCGACTTCATACTTCAACCTATTCGGCTTCGATGCCGCAAGCCCTTCCATTGCCTGTCTCACAATAGGGGGCATCTCATTCAAACGACGCTGGATATACTCCGAGCGCATCGCGGCACGCCAGCCGAGATTGCCAGTCATCAGTTTTGACAGCCTCTTAACGTAGGATGTAACTGGGATCTTCGCGACCGCTGCCGCAAGCTGGGTTGACTGAATCGCCAGCACACCAAGACGACCAATAAGAGCAGCGCCAGCGATACGGCCGGAAGCTTTGCCAATTCCGCGCACAAGCGCCAGATAAGCCGCAGCGTCCCGCGTCCCGCCTTCAGCGAAGAAGTCCACCCAGTTATTGAGCACCGTTCTAGCTTGCGCGTTCGTTGCACCTTCAACCGCGTTTCCTACTTCGCGATTAGCGAGAGCGGACCGCGCTTCATTGACAAGCTCAGCATAAGCCTTCCAATGCTCCATTTGCCGAGTGTGCGCCATGAAGGTTTGAAGGGCGTCGCGGAAACTTGGCTCAGCAATCTTGCCAGAGCGAGATTTCAGCCCACCTGGAGAGGTTGACTTACCGGAAGTCACCGAACCCGTGACCGGATCAATGCCCATGCCTGCCGGGGCTTGCTGTGGCTGGACGGTCAACGGCGAGTAATTGGCATGTTGCGGAAGGTGAACGCCATTCAAGCGAGAATAGACCGCATCTAGTCCGGCCCAGCCATCCGCGTAACGCTTCAGCAAGAACGAGCGAACGGCCTTAGCTTCCCTGGAAAGCTTGCCCTCGATCTCGTCAACAAATGCCTGCGAGTAGTGCCACGAACCTACAGGATTCCCAGCTTCGTCAAGACGGCCCTCCATATGCCGCCGCCCGTCTTCTTGCATCCACATCATGGTTGCCGTCAGCATTTCAAGCTGTGACAGTGTGCGCGTTCCAACCTTGACATTTTTCTGACCCAATGCCCAGCGCAATTTCTCACCCTTGTAACGACTGCCGGCCATCGCGGTAAACAGATCCTCGACGGATTGCGCAGCCTCTTGAATTGCATCTTCCTTCTGGTTGCTGGCTCGACGTTCCCAGTCTGCCAAAGCGCGAACCTCGACTGAATCGCCAAACGCCCATTCAAGCGCCTGCCCGAAGTTCAAGCCGCCGATGCTAAGCTCCTTGAACCAGCCGCCGAGCCCTTGAACTTCGATGGTCTTGGCATCGCGGAAACTGGCGTCGCCATGAGATCCAGCCGATTGAATCAGAGCTTCGCGAATGGCTTGCCGCTTCTCAGCTTGCGCCCGCTTTTGGAGAACTGAATCGGCCATTGCGCCGGACAGAACTTCTTTCAAAGCCTCATAAGCCGCGCCCATCCGTGCAGCGTCCGCACCGGAGTCGAACGTCTCGACAATCGGAACGCCCTTAACGTTGGTCCTACCCGTTGGGCGAGTGCGAGGATACCAGTTACCGAGAAGCCGAGTAAGCCCAGCCTCACGAAGTGCAATGGCTTCTTCTTCCGGTGTCAGGTCGCCGCTTGCGATTTGAGCCTCCAGCGTATCCGCCCGTCCGTCCGCTTCAATATCGGTCATCGACATAGCCGCCTTGAGCCTGTCAAACATGCCGTGGATTTCAGCGCCGAGCTTGCCCTTTGGCTTTTCGCCAGCTTTGCGTTTTGGTTTCGCTCGCTCGAAGAGTTTGGCGACTTCCGCGCCGTAATGCTTCTTCGCTTCAGACTCGACCACCTCGTCAAGCTTCGTGATTCGCCGCTCGATTTCAGCCTCCCGCGCCTTGTCGGTTCCGAGGGCCGCAAGCTGGACGAATCCACCGACCCGCCCGCGAATCTCTGGAGGGAATGCCGAGAGCAGAGCGTCCAATGTGCGAAGCGCCTTCATCTGCCGTTCTTTCGCTGTGGGAATCCTCGCCTTCTCAGCTTTCGCCCAGGCTTCGCTTTCCTCCTTCGACTGACGCAGGGCGGTCTTTTCGACCTCACGAACCGCTGAAACGGCCTTCTTCACCGCGTCATTCTGGAGCCTCACGCCTTCGATAGCAGCAGAGAGAGCAGACCAAAGAGCGTCTGTCGTTGGTTCCGCTAAATGCCCGTCGTCATAGAGGTATTGCGCCATGACATCAGGCATGATGCCGCCGCCTTTCGCATACCACTTTGGCGGGAGAGTCGGAGCGCCGTCATAGTCGCCGCTGAAGGCGTCAATCTTTCCCTGCTCGTTTGCTGTGCTCCACGACATCAAGCGCCCGTGATCATTGAGCATCGCTGAAATAAGGTGATGGTCTTCAAGAGCGGTCAGTCCAGCGTCATAGGCGAGCCGGGTTTCATCGCTCAGCGCGGAAAGGCCAGAATCGATTAACTCACGTTGCCGCGACCGCTGCCGAAACTTCCGTTCCCGCTCGATATTCGCAACCGTCCGCGTCCGATCCACGAACGAGTCCGCGCCTTCAGTACGCGAGGCGTTGCCGTTTTTGTCAACGCGCCAATCGCCATCACGGCGGAAGGCTGAGAGCTTTTCGCGAGCGATGGTGTAGAACTTATCTCGGAACTCTGGCGACCGCATTTTTGAAGCCAGTACAGTATCAGCGACGGAGGCTAGGGAGCGGGGAGCGAGGGAGAAAGAAAGCCTAGGATCATTCGGGTCAAATGCCCCAGAATTAGGAACAGCGCCAGCAATAGGCCTGCCATCCAAGCGAGAGCGCATTTGTTCAGTCAGAGCGGACTTAGCCTGCGTTGGATGAAAAAACACATAAACCGTCGTTGGTCTTGTTGCCGTCGTGGTGTTGTAATCATCCAGAACGTTATTGATGATAACCCCATCATGCCCCGCGTCTCTTGCCTCAGTGATGCGCTTTTCCGTTTCCCTCCACCGCTCGCCCTTTGCATTTATGACGAGCGGAGTATCAATGGATAAGTACAGCGGAATTACGCCCTCTTCTGCATTCTGGTAATCGAACGCCCTTCTTGGGTCAGCATAGGTATTAGCAACCTTGTAGTCAGACGAGGCGAAAAACATATTGCCACGCGAAAACTTGCGAAACCCTTCAGAGAATAGGCCGCGAATATCTGGGGACCCATGATAAACCACTAACGGAAAGCCGTCTTTGTCTCTGACTTGCGAGTTTCTAAACCACTGCTTAAACTCCTTTGTCTCAATGTTTGGAGCTAGAGAGAAGCGAATGTCTGGAGACTCAGAATTGAACCGCTGGGAAAGGGGGATGATGTTGCCTGCTTCGTCACGGGTTACGGGGTCGGCGGATTTGATCGCGTCAGGCTTGAATATGGCGTATTCATCAGTCGGGGGCATAGCCCTAGACGACGCGCTTTTAGCATCATCCACGATGTTCACAAAAGTCACCGAATCGTAGCCGTCGCGCTCTGCCTGATATGCAATTTGGTCTGTATCATCTCCAGATTCAGGATGTGCCTGCCAAGTCTCTCCTTGGAAGTCCATCACGAGAGACTTGCCGAGTTTGAGATAGACGCTGTAAACATCCATTTCGCCGCGTCCTTCTGCGCCGTCGCTCTCGCTGCTATATTCATCGACATAGGACTCTGCGACTTCCTTAGACTTGCTGAAAAATGGAGTTTTCTGCGAAGGATCGTATGTTGTGATGCCTGATCTGTGACCGGCGTAGGCTTTCACACCATACCCCGCCGCCTTCGCCGCCTCGTCCACCATTCGCTGAGCCATATTCATATCCCCAGCCTTCAAGGCTGCTAGGTAGTCGGCATCTTGTGCAGGTGTGATGCGCGGAGCTAGAGAGAAGGGCGCAATGTCAACCTTCCGCCCATTCTCTTCGAGGATCTTCACAAGGTTCTCGTCAAAGATGACGTAGTTGCTCGTTCCGCTGCCCCCGTCGCGGGAGTTGCCGTCTAGGTAGCGGATGCCTTGGATGCCTGCTTTTAATAAAGCTTCAGCGCTAGCCTTGCTATCAGCGCTACCTCCGTATGGATTTGGATCGGACCATGAATAAATATCTATTGCGCGAGGATCTTTATAGACACTTTTGTCATACTTTTGCAAAGGCACCCGATCAATCGCCGCCTTCACCTTCTCGCTCTGCTCACTCAACGGCTTGTCCCAATCCAAGAAATCGGATTCATCGGGGAGGAGTTCGACGGTGTAGAGGTTGCCGGTATTCTGCTCTGTAACTAACGCATAATCACCGCTTTCAATTTGCTTGATTTCATTGCGGAAACCTTCAGCGATACTCCCCCACCCATTGCGCTTGTCGGCGTCAATAGCGCGTTCATTTAGCCTTGCAATAGCGGCACTCTCGGAACCATACTCCATGACATTCCATCCGGCAGAATGACGGATATTCGAATCGTCGTAAGGCTGTCCATCAGCTGCCCAAGAAACGTTGCCAAGTAGCCGTTGGTAGGTCCCCGCTACATCCCGACTCTCAGCAAAGTAAAGCCCCCACCCGTAAGCCTGCGCCCCTTCGCCTGTGCCGATCTTATCGAGGCGGAACTTGTCCACCTTGTGAGGCGTCCCATGATAAGCCGTAATGCTGAACAGCGTGGGTCCGACCAACTGCGCACCGTCTGGCATTTCGTAGACGTTGGAGGTATCAGCAGGAACGGCGCGGGATTGCAGAGAGAAGGGCGCATTATCAACCATCGACCCTTGATTTGCTGGACTGCGAAGAAAAACAACCTCGACTTTTTGCCCAAGAATTGCCTTCCCTACAACAATGTCAAACCCTTGATTCCTCCATTCGGAAACTTGCTCAGGACTTAACCTTTCTACCTGCCCGGCTCGACGAAGAATTTTTACTCGCGCATCGGCTGGAATATCAAAACGATGAACAAAGGGCGATCCTTGACGCTGGTATTGCTCCGTTTCGCTTGCAACTGGAGCGGTGTAAAATCCCGCCTTACCTCTTCCCTGTCTAGTGTCACGCGCCGTTAATGGGTCCGCAACTGAGAGTGTTCTGTCCCGGCTTGCATGATAGGACTCGTCAAGACCAATTTCTCTGGCCGTTGTGTCATCGCCTTGAATTTCTGCGATCCTTCCAAGGATAGCGGGCGAGGCGAGACTAAATGGGGCGTTGTCAATATTCGTCGTGATGTCCGCCGCCTCTTTCGCCGCCGCCGCTTCATGCCTCACCTGCGCATCGCTGCCGAGCAGATCGTCAAGAAACGCGTCGAAATCCTCGCCTAACTTACCTTCAGCCCGCGCCTTCTTGAGCTTGCGAGCATTGCGCAAAATCTGCCCCCAGAACTCTTTCCATGCCTTGAGGAATGAAGCGAACTTGCCCGCCTCCTTTGCATTAGCACGCTGAGACATGGCAAACGATGCCACGCCCCGCGAAATCATGCCGGGTGTGAAATGGCTCTTGGAATCCTTGCGCCTACCGATGATGTCCGCGCTTGCGACTTCGGTAATCGCCTCATCGAGCATTTCCGCCGACACCTCGCCATCGTTGCGAGTCGGCAGGAAGTCAACGCCGCTTGCTTCTTCAGCCATACGGACCCAGGCCAGCCCTTGTTGCGGCGTGTAATGTCCAGACTCCAAACCCATACGCCAACGGCCATGAACGCCTTCATGCAAGACGGTGATGGTGTTGCCGCCGCCAAAGATGCGGGAGATTGCAGTCCTCACGCCCTCAACCATTTCGGACTTGTTGTTTCCCAGAACAGCCAGCGTTTCCGCCCTCGCTTCTTCAGCGGTCAGGCCGTGCATTTGAGCGAACACCTGGACCGACTCCGCTGCTTGCTCTGGAGTCACACGGCCAACGTCAACCTCTTGTTGCACCGACCGCTGAGACATTGAAATCTCAAACGCTTCAGCCCTTCCACCGCCGAGATTCGCGAACTCGTCAGCAGCTTGCGCCATGGAAGCAGCGCTTTGAAACTCGTAGTCAGAAAGGCCGGAATAGGCCAACTCAACCGCCTCTTGCCGAGACTCGACTTTCAGCGTCTTACCATCCTTTGTGACCGTCCAGCCATCGACGCCGCGGCGAACGGCGGGGATCATTCCCATTTGTTCGGCGCGAGTGATCGCCCGCCAAGCGTCAGCCGTCTTCTTGCGGTTCTCGTCGTCAAGCGCCTTCGCCCTCTTGAGCATTTCTTCCGTGGGCATTGCCACCCATTTATTTTCAATCATCGCCTGCCGCTTTGCAGGGTCGGTCTCCGCCGCGATAGCCGCCGCGTCTTCCTCAGAAAACACAGCGCGAAGCATGGAATCGTTCTTGGTCACTAGATCGACAATGGCCTTGTCGTGAGCCGTGCGAAGGCCCGCCCCAATCATGCCAAGAGGAAGGACAGAGATCAGCAGTGGAACGAAATTGTCAGCCTTGAAAAACTCGCCCATGACATCCTTGAGCTTTTGGCCTTCTGGAGTTTCGGGCACGTTCGGAAGGATTGCGCCCGCAAGATCGCGAATAATTGGAGTCGTCGCCTGCTGAACAATCTCTTCGACCGTCTCAGCGCCAGCGCGAACACCAGAGCGGACCATGAAACGAGCCAGCCAGTTTGTGCCGGGACCAACGCCATACTTCGCCATGACGGCACCAACACCAGGAATCTTTGACACCACCTCTGACAAGCTTTCAACTGCCGCCTGAATTGTTCCAGACGCCACCGCCGCAAGCTCAGCGTCCGCACCTTCCCAGCCTGAAGCCTTAAAGTCGTGGTAAGCGTCGTTGCTGAAGCTTCCAGCAACCGCAACCTGTCCAAGCGGATTAGATATGGACAGCATGTAGGGGAGTGAACCCGCCGTCATATAAACGCCAGATTCAAGCCAACCGTCAGGCGTAATCGGGTCAATCGCTCCGTTCGCGAGATCCAACATATCCTTGTCGACGTCCAGACCGGCGCGGATTTGATTAGCCAAGGCTTTCGGATCATCGGCATTCGTGACTCCCCAGCCAGCAAGACGAGCCTGGAAGGGCTCAAAAATTGACATCGAGCCCCTTGTGATGTGCTCCACACCACGGGCAAATGATTCACCTGCCCCTTGCGCTAGCCCTTTGTCATCCTTCGGACCTTCGGAGCCGAGAAGCTTGATCGCCTCCAGTACCATCCGATACTTGCCGGGATTTGAAGTCTTAATTGCGACCAGATCGCGTTTGGCTTCATTCCACCAACCATCGGCATTCTCCGCTGTGCCGGTAGCGTTCTGGAGGGCGCGAACAGCACGCATTGCCGCCGCTCTCCCATCAGGCCCGAGACGCTTCAGGGTTTCGCCTTGGACTTGCTCCCATGCTTTGCGTGCACCCTTTGGCGCTTCAGGGTTTGCCGCCTCCCACGCTTTCCAGTCCGCGACCATATCGCCACCGCGAAGGGCTGACTTCATCGCCTCATCCGCCGCCGTGTTGATCGTGTCAACGGTCTGCTTCTCTGCTTTGGCTTCCTGTTGAACGCGAGCAAGGAAACGCGGAGCCTCTAAAACAACTGCCTCGTTCCAGTTCCGAGCGCCGTAATCTTGGGCGAACTTCTTCCAATCCTTGCGGACTTCATCGACGGGCAGTTGATACTTGTCGGCCATCCAACGCGCCGTTACTTCTTCGGCCCGCATGTTGTCGCCGCCGCCAGGGCGCACCGCATCAGCTCGTTGATAAATGCCGTTTTCAGCATCCAGTTTCTTCGGATCTTCAATGACAGAGTAAAACGTCTGGCGTTGTTCGCGACGCTGCTTCTCGATGGACGGGAAAAGGGAAAGGCCTTGGCGCTTGCGTTCGTCCGCATAGCCCTGGAGTTTGAGAGCTGCCGCTTTCTGGCGCTCTTCGTCAAGCAGGCCAGAGGAAAGAGCTTGATGGAGTCCAATGGCGTCGGTTTCAGTGATGGGCATCGACCACGCTGGAAACCTGCTGTTGTAAAGTCAACTAGCGGGAAGCCGCAGATTATGCCGAGCAATAGCAACCTCTTTGCCGTTAACGCGGCACCAAATCTCCCCGTCCCATCCGTCTTGATCGGCGCAAGGGTGAATGATTTCAGCGTGAGACTGATAAGGAACAAACGTCTTGCGCCCGTCTTCGGTGAAGGCATCGCAGGTTGTGACGACAACCGCCGCCGCTGGGAGTCCGTAGGGCATTACTCAAATGAGATAATTTTGTTGTGCTTCACGGATGCCATGCCAGGATAAAGACATGATGGAACCAATGATACCGCCCGATGACGACGACGTTTCTTATGAAATGGTTTTCGGGAAAACATTTGAAGAGTGGAGGCGAGACAGAAAGGTTGAATTGTCTCAAATGATAGGCGCTACTGTAATCGGCGTGTCGGAATCTATTAAAAACGACTCTGTGGTTTTTGGCCTGCTAGTGAAGACACCGAGTGGAGAAGGATTTTCAATATGGGCGTTTGAAGATGAAAAATGTGATTGGTCTGGTCATCTGGAAATAACAGAGGCCATTATCGACACATCACTTCTTGAGTAGGGAGTCAGTGAAGGCCCGCATTTCCTCCGCCGTCATAGGTGGCAGCAACGGATTGGGGCCAAGCTCACCGGCCCCAGAAGACGGCAAAGCGCCGGTCATCGGCAGCGCACCTGGACCGCGTTGCACTGGGGGCGCTGTGATCTTTGCACCCATTGAACCCATGATTTGCAGCATTCGGAGCCGTGCATCTTCGGTCGTCCAAGCCTTGTTTTGCGGCATCTTTGCTTCACGCTCCAACTGCTCCTTGGCGAGTTGGAACTTCCGCTCAGCTTCAGCTTTTTTGACGGGATCAACTTCGGTCAACGGTACAGACTTGCCGTCGTTTTCCTTTACCGTCTTCTTGTAGTCAGGCCACAACCAATCAACGCCAAGCAATGTTTGCGTTTGCTTTGCGGTTTTGCCTACCTCTTTCGGATCTCGAAATAAAGGCAACCCATCCTTGCTGAGCACAGGCATGGTAAGGTCACCAAACGCCCCGCCTTCAATAGCCGCAGCGTGCGCTTCAGCGATAGCCGGACCAGTGATGCCAACACCATCACGGTCCGGCCCCTCGCCAGATGCAGCCTTTCGCCTGTCAACAAGGCGCTGCTTCATTTCGGGAGGAAGTGTGTCAGCCATGATCTCGAACCGAGCCGCCGCAAGCTCTTCCCGCATCGGGTCAGAATCGGGACGCCACGCCCCGGCTTGCGCGTAAAGCTCATTGAAAAGCGAGTCTTGCCGTTGCGCTAAAAGCTTCGGGTCTTTCTGTCGCCGATCATCGAGCAAGGTTTGAATGACGAGCTTATGGAAAGGCTCAGCGTTCTTGAGATCCACGCCCAGGCTTTCGATGGTTGCGCCTTCGAGCTTGTCGGCAGGCAGTAAAGCCAGCGCTTGCTTAGCCTTCTCCACTTCATCCGCCGCGAAGTATTCCTTCGTCTTGCGAAGCTGAACCGCAGCCTTTGCGCGATCCTCCCCGGTTACATTCGGCCAAGCGCCATCGGCCAACATTTGCAACCCCTTTGCCGGGTCGGTTAAATCGAGTTCACCAATCTCGCCGAGTTGCTGAACTCGCATTGCTCCAAACTCAACCTTTGCCATTCGATTCGCCAACTCGTCAGGATTGAACAGATCGCCCGCGCCATCGTAGAGCCTCTTCGCGGCATCCGCCCGCCCTTGAGTGATCAGAGTATCGGCTTGAACGTCGATAGTTTTCTTCTGCTCGCTGCGAATCCCAAGCTTCATCCTTGCTCCTTCGGTCTGGCTAATGAGTCCAGAGCGGAGCATTTCAGAACTGAACTCGTCAGACTTGCGCCAGTCTCCGGCAGCCATTGCCATCATGTAACCAGCTTGCATGGTATCGACGGCCTTCTTTCGGGAGCGGTCAAAGCTGTTTAGCTGCGCCTCTCCCTGCATTCGTGTGGACCACATGCCAACACGGCGAGAGATTTCTTCGCGTGCGATGGGCGAGAGCTTCGCGTCATCTAGTAGCGTTTGCCGGACCTTGGCAACGTACTTGTTCGTCACGTCCAACCATTGCGTTTCATCGTCAGTTTCAGCCACCGCCACAGCCAAATCGTTCGAGGATTGAGCCAGTGCAATTTCAGCTTCCGCGACCTTGCGACGATTCACAATGTCCGCTTGTTCAGCCGCCAGCCGCCCGAACATTCTGCCGATTCCCTGGACCGCTTCACCGACCTTTGCACCGGAGAGTTCAGCGCCGACAGCAGAACGAACGTCAATGGTAGGTGTTCCGACCGCAGCCATGCCAGCGCTGGAAACGTTGACGCGAAAGCCGCGAGCGCCGCCGCCCGTTGGAACGTTGGTTTGAAGCGGCATTCCGCCAGGGAGTTGAGCTACGGGGATTCTTGCCATTAGTAAACAGCCTTCACTTTAGAGGTTCGTGGAGTATTCCGGTACAGGTTGTAGCCGCCGCTGAAGGCATCGCCAATGCCGCCAATAAGCGAAGCTGTTGCACCGTTGCGCATCGCCGTTGCCCCGGCCCTTGCGCCCAGATAATCAAGGCGAGCTTGAGCTTCAGCCATGCCGATAGACCCCATTGCGCCAGCCGATTCTGCCCGAAAGCCGAGGCCTTGCATCCCTGCGACCGTGCCCGCGTTGCGTTGCATATCGGCGTCAAAGTAGAGCTGCCGCTGTGCAGACTCGACTTGGTAGAGGGTTTCGTCCGCTGCGTACTGCTCTTGCTTTGCGGAGTCAGCGAGAAGAGCGAGAGGTGAGCCAGTCGTATCAACCACGCCAGAGGCAGCAACCGCCGCCCGCTGCTGTGCGATGAACTGCGCGAATTGCATTCTCTGCTGACGGGTATTCTCACGACCCGCCGCGCCGACTGATTGCGCTTGGCGCTCCAGCGAGACTGCCGCCGCATTCGCTGCCGCTTGATCCTTTGCCGCAAGGGCTGCGTTCACTTGCGCCTGCATCGACTGCAAGCGCCCTTGTTGCTGTGCCGCTTGGCGCTGGCTTTGGAGGTTGAGAAGCGAAAGTTGTTCCTGTGACTTGGCCGCATTGTTCTGCGACTGAACCGAAAGCCCGGTTCCAACCGCGCTAACTACCAGGGACGCAATACCAATCCATGTTGCTGGGTCAGCCATAGTTAGTCCTTCCGAAGAGCCAATTGAGTAAATCCTGTCGCTTCAACGGTGAAGCCTGCCCGCTTGATCTGACGAGCAAGAGACGGCTCAGCGATGCACCGGAAATAAGAGAAATCGCCGTGAATTTTGGCAACTCGAATACAGCCATCGACGGCCATTTTAAAAGATTCCATCGCCGCGCTAACTGATAAGTTTGGGCGAGAGATTGCGAACTCCAAGAAGCACACTCCAACACCAAAACATTCGTAGCACCAGAGGGCAGCGCAAGGCCCTTGCTCGTCTTCGATGACGATACCCAGAGGCGGGAGAATTGTTTCCGGCAATGGCTCACCGTGCCGAGCTTCCCACCAGCCAGAGACGGCTTGATAATCGCCCAACTTTTCACCGTAGAGCCGGGCTTGTAGCGCTGGAATTGTTGGGGCTTCACTCACCATAGACACCCATGTTGTAAACCACCGCCAGAATAGTCAACGGCAGGACAGAGGAAGATTTGAAGGTTACGCCAGTTTCCCAGCTATAAGCGCCTTGCACTGGAGTCTCGAAGTAGTCAGACCGCAGCACAACCGCGCCTTCTGGGTCGGATGCCGAGCGAATGCCGAGTGGGTAAAACGTCGCATCTGGTGAATCGGCAAACTCGCAAGCGCCGGAACGATGAAGAAGGACAATGATCTTGGAGATCCGTTGTTTCCTCGTTTGGCTCGTCCCATCGTCCAGCGGCATGAAGACAGGCCACGGCTGAAGAATCGACTCCATCGGCAGACCAACAACCACCTCGTCAGCGGGGGATGCCAACGGGATTTCACCGTCAATGACGACCCTTTGCGGACGTTCCGCGCCATCCGCCCAGACTGAGACCGTCAAGCCTTCGAGGTGATCGAGCCCAGAGATTGAAAGCATCTGGTCGCCTGTCACGCGAACACCAGCGTCAACGTGCCAAGAGGATTCCGCTTCAACCCGCGTCCAGTGCTCCACGTCCAGCCTTTCGACCCGCCGCGTTCCGTAGCGATCAACGACAATCCAGACCTCATCCGCTGCCGCGCCGTAGTTAGTGGACACGCTTTCAACTGTGCCCGTCGTGGGATGCTGCGCCCAAGCGATAACCTCTTCCTCACGTCGATACGAGCAGGACAGAAGAAGCCCGTCATTCGTCACAACCCAAATCGTTTGTTCAGGGTTCGCGGTTCTAGCCATCGCTCGAATGCCAGAGCGAAGCAGATGCTCGATTAGCTGAGTAACAACCGGCGATTGATAGGACTGTGTAGCGAAGTCAAAGACGAACTCTCTGATTTTTGTTCCGCCACGTTCCACAAGTAGGATTGCCGACTCTGTTCGTAGAACCTGGATAGGCTCAGAACCAAGGGCAGATTGCAGATTCACATTGACGTTGCTTGGCGTAATCGTGCCATCCGCCGACAAACTCCAGACCTCGCCTTGCGTGCCCGCAAGAATACCTTCCTTGCTCACTAGCCAAAGAATCGGATTCGCTTCAGTCGCCGCAAGCTGGAAAGCAAAGCCGGCGTCGTCAAAAGTCCCTAGCTCGAAGTTGCGGAAGTCGCCGATTACCGAGCCCCAAATCTTTTGGGGCTCAGACGGAGAGCCAGCGAAGATCAACCTTTGATCGTGCAGGGTCACTGCGCGAGGATGGCCGCGATAGTCAGACCAAGCGCCCTCACTCCACAAATTTGTCGCTGTCGTAGCGTAGAGATTGTTCACGACGTCAACGGTGACGTTCTCCGAATCGGTGTAGGCGGTCACCTGGACAAGCCCAACGTGGCGAGCGTCCGCAGCTTCGAGGACAAAGCGCGGAACGGCGGCGCCACCAGACACGGCAGAACCATTGCCGCTAGAGATCCGAAGCCGCATGTATGTTCCAGAATCGACAATGCCGGTGCTCGAAATGTTACGATCCTTGTTGCCTACCCAGCTCCGCGTTGTCGTCCAAGATCCATCTGCGTTTTGTTGCTCGACATAGATCGTTCCAGACCAAGAGCCGTAAGTGTAAAAGTCCCATTGCCCAGAGACAAGGACGGGCGTGCTTTGCGTATCGGTGATCGCTCCCACAACTCCAACAATGATCGAGCTGGCCAATTCTCGACGGTGGACAATCTCAAAATAAGCCCCGATGTGCAGAGGATCAAAGAGCGGTTCCGATGCCGTTAGGGTCTTGGATAACCCAGAGGTAGCATTGCATTCGAGGGTGATTTCAGACTCGCCTGTGAACTCGGTGGTTTGGATAGCCATTTCGCCGTCATCCATCTGGTTTCCTGCCCAGTTCAGACGATATTGCACCGCAGAACCAGAGACGGAGCCCACGTAAACCGTTTCAATACCGGGCGTGATCGTGAGAGCTTGGACGCTTACCCATGACGACGTGTATTTCTCCAGGACGCACGAAGCGCCAGCCGGAAGCGATGCCGAGGCGGTAGCGTCCATTTGCACACGCCAAGGAGTATCTGCAGGAACCGTGACAGCCGTTTGCGTGTATGGCTGAGTCAGGGAAAGATCAAGCGCCTTCAAGAAGACCGGACCAGCGTTGTAAATTCTAACGGAACCGCCACAGATTGGCCCCGTGTAGGTCATTCGGAACCGCTGAGTTCCAGATGTCACGAAAGGGTAAATCTGGTGATAGATTGCTGCTGTGGTCGAGTAGGTTTTTACCGTCGTCCACACGCCGGCATCAAGCCGTTGAAGTCTTGCCGTCTTAGTGCTCGATCCTGCCCCACTCCAAGTAACCTCGAAATCGTAGCTGCCGCTCAAATCCCATTCTTCCCATTCAAACGTTCCAACCCTGAAGAGGTCGGAGTAAACGGGATTCACACGGTTTGCTTCCTTGGCATTCTCGTCTCTCAATGGTGGATATTTCCACGGTACAGGGCGCAACTCCCAACCGGACGACGTGCGCAAAAGCTCCTGTGGATGATAGTCGGGATGCGTGAGAAACATCACGTCATTGATTTGCGCGTACTGGATCTCGTCCAAGTCTGATTCGTCCCAGGGAGCCGCAATCGTGTCACCATCAAGCGCCACCGTGCCAGCGTCCCAAAAGCGCATTGATTCGTGTCCAAGCTCGATGAAGTAGCGAGTCGTTACGGAGAACGTGAAGGGGATCAGCCGGGAATGCTTATCGCCATCCAGAGACTCTGCAACGTGCATCAGCGATGGCCTACGACCAGCCCCGCCAAAAACGCGAGGCATGAAGTTTGCCATTTGAACCGCAGCGCGACGGAGGCTTTCAAGGTCGCCGCGACCGCGCATTAGGGGCGTAATCACGCCACCGTTGAGGGAGTTGATAGCAGCCTTCATTACCAGTTCTGCGCTCCGAGTCTTGCGTTGATGTAGCCGCTATCCTGGAAGGCTAGGATTGCCCTTGGCTTGTCCTCGCCCAAGTTTGCGCCGCCCGCTTTGGTGATGGCCCGTTCTACTTTTGCTTCCAGATCCGCTGCCATAGTTTGCGAGTTCGAGAGCGACGGAGCCACAGCCGCGGCTAAAGCAAAGGCAAACGCTGCATGAAATCCATCGTCCCAGGAAGACACATCTTCGTTGCGATAAACATAACGAAGTTCGGCGGTTTCGTCGTTGGTTAAAAGCTTGTCGCCTTCGATCTCGAACAGGGCTTGTGACGTTCCAGCCGCTTGCGCATTGAATTCAACCGCCCGAATGTAATCAGTGGGAAGCTGGTACTGGTAGGTATAGCCAAAAGCCGGAGCGGTAGCCAAGGCTGAGAGAGTGACCCGCTTCAATGCGAAGTTCCATTCACGGCGGCGGAGAATTGAATCACGCGTCACGTCCCACATTTCCCGCAACTTCTCAGCTACCGGGCTCCGCTCGTCCAACGACGTAATGCGAGAAGCGCCAAGTTTGCCGAGCGCGATATTTGCCAGAAGTGTTTTGGTCATGCTACGAAAAAGGCGACGGGCTGGAATGAACCAACCCGCCGCCAGTAGAGGTTAACAACGGGGGAAGCTTGGCTTACGCTGGATCGTCCAGAGTGTAGCCGATTTCCACGGTGTAGGTGTTCGTTGCGGCCAGAGTCAGGGTGGCTCCAGTGCCGTAGTTGAGGACCAGTTTCAACAGATCCGTTTCAGCAAGTTCGACAGGAGCGCCGCCAGCCGTAGGGATGGCAAGCGTAGTCGTCGCAACTGCGCTGGTGACCTGCGAAGTTTGAGCCGAAAGAGCGACGGCATTAGCGCCGGCCGAATCGGTCTTTTGCAGGGTGAACTTGACGGCAGTAGTACCGGAACCAGTGCCACGGATGCGGCAGAGTTCAGGGATGACGCGAGCGCCAGGGAGAGCCAGCGAGCCAAGTTTCACGGTGTCACCATCTGCGCGGCCAGCATCAGCCGTAAAGGTGAAGCGAGCCGTGCGAAGGGCGGCGTGAAGAGGGGCGCGGGAAGGGCTGTAATTGACAGTGGTTGCAGCGAGATCGAGAGAGGCTTGATAATCAGAGTTGATGGAAGGCATAATAGAAGAAGGATGAAGGTTTGAAGATTGCCCGCCCCGGTTAAGGGGCAGGCGTCAGGATGAAGGTTGAACTACGGGGACGGATCGCATGGAACTTGAAGAACCATTTCGTCGTATGCGCGTAAGCAGCCCCATTCACCATAAGCGGTGATCTGGATTGCGTGCTTGTCGGTGGGCAGAACGTCAATATGACTTTCCATGCCCATCAGCGGAGCGGAGACGAAACCGCGTTTGCAGAAGGCCAGAGCGGTTTGAACGCCGGTACCGGAGTCTTCAGTGAGGCGATTGGACTCGATGACGCGGAACATACCAAGGAGCTTCGAATCGCGAGAGCCGGTCATGTACATCTCGACCCACTTCAGAACGATCTTTGCCCAAGCGCCATTGCTTGCAGCTTCAGCGTCAAGCATGAGTTGAGTGATCATTTCTGGAGTGACTGCGAGAACGCAATCCTCTTGATCGGCGTCGATCTCCAATTGCTTGAAGCGCGTGCGGATTTCAAGAGCCTTCCAGACAGTCAGGCCGGAATTGCTGCCGACATCCTGCCCCGGCTTCGTGTAGTTCACCGGAATGATTTGCGACGTTGGGAACGTCTGCGGCGTGACGTGCGGAGCGGCTCCGCCGAGAGCGTTGGCAGTAGCCGCAGCGATGAACAAGTCATCTTGGATACGACCAAGGCCCTTGCGCATTTCGGTCAACACAAAGCCGGTGGGAAGCGCGATGGTATCGAGCTTCTTGGCGTCCTTGCGGTCGAACTTGATGGGTTGCGCTTCGAGGTCTTGCTTGAAGCCGGAACGGAAACCGCCTTCAAATTCGACCGCGTTCGTCTTGCCAAAACGCGTGTTATCAACACGCCATTCGTTGGCTTGACCTTCGCGAAGGATGAATTGTTTAGCGGTCCAGCCGGACTCGACGATGGAGACATTCGCAAGCTTAGCCTGCTCCTGTTGAATGGTGGCTTGGAAGGCATCACGGTACTTCTGCTTGAAGTGTTCGGGAATGCCGTAGGTGGGATTAAAAGACATAGAAGGGAAGGAGGGTTGAAGAGTTCGCTAACTCGCTCGTTTCCCGGTAAGCCACTCAGTGGGCCGGACTGCCGCGCCGTGCTTTACGGGTAGGCTCCTAAAACAAGAAGGCCCTCGCACTGCTGCCAATGCGAGGACCAACTTTGAAGTGCGCAACTGGTTTTTTTACTTTCCTCCAGTTGCAGCGCGGTAGGCCGCGTCAATGCGGGCGTGAACTTCCTTGTCACCTTCTGCCCACTTCTTATGCAGCGGGTGATCTTTGTTGCCCATGATCGCCTTTGCCTCGTCAACGCTCATTGCGCCAGGATTGCCGGAGCCGGGGGTGAAGCCGTGTTCTCCGAGTTGAGCAGAGAGCTTGGCGAATGCAGCAAGGGCTTCGTTGCCCCAGTAGTCTTTATCTGCCGGGTCGAATGCGTTCGGCGGAAGTCCAACCTTTGCGCCGACTTTTTGAGCCGCCGCAACCGCAGCGTTCACCGCGTTCGCATCTCCGTTGAACATCTTTTGAAGCGCGGCTTTCTCTGCTTCATCAGACTTTGCCAACTCCGCCCTAGCCTGTTCGACTTGCGCAGCGACTCGTTGCGTTTGCCATTCGCTCAGCTTCGCAGCTTGCTTGGCAGTCAGCCCCAATTCATGGGCCGTCTTGCCAAACTCAGCAGCATAAGCGTCATCCCAAGAAACGCCATCGGGCAACGTCTCAGGTTTCGCCAATCCGTAGCCGGTCGGATCATCAGGAACGCCCAGAGCCTTACGGAAAGCCGCGACGTCTTCAGGCTTTGCATCATCGCCAGGAACGCGAACCATGCCCTCAGTCTTGGCCCTCGCCGCCGCCATGTTATCGCGGAGCATCTTATCAACATCCGCCACGGTCTTAGCTTGCGCTAGTGGCCCGCTGTAGTCGGAGCCGAAAGCCTTAGTGTGCCAGCCTTCAGCGAAAGAGCCGTCTGGCTGAAGAGCGCCTTCAAACGTGGGAGTAAAGGCGGGCGGATCACCTCCGCCACCATTGCCGCCATCACCAGGGTCACCTTCGCGGAAAGGGCCGCGATTCCATGAGAAAAGGTTCATTACATTGAAGAGAATGCAGATTGAAGACGTGCGCGTTGTGCGCGGTTTTTGCCTGAGAACGGCCAGCGGGCCGAATAGCGTTGGCTGTATTCTTTGCCGGAAACGAAACGCAAAGGAAATCGCGCCTTTGTTTTTGTGCCACTTGTGACGGCAAAGTTTTTGAACTGATGGGGATTAGCCGAGCCTCCCGCTTGAGCGGATGCTGGAGACATACCGCCAATGCTCATTGCCGCCAGCGACGCCATAAGGTACCTTGGGGATGTTTTAGTCTTCACGCCTTACCTCCCTTCCAACCTGGAGTTTTCGAGCCGAAACGTGGATCTTGCCCAGCCGGGACGTTGTAAGGGTTCTTCGGGTCTGGCGCTTTCTTAGCTGAAGCAGGCGCGGGCTGTTCGTCCTTCGTTTCAATTGGTGCAGACTCACCAACCGTAAAGGACAGCTTGCGTCCAGCTACTTCGTTGATCTTGCCTTTGATGGCGGGTGGAGTTGCTGCATTCATCGCGGCGTTATCGCCGTCAATGGTGCCGATTTGTTCGCCGTCTTTGAGGATAACGGCCCCTTCGATTTCGATTTTCATTGTGTTGGTTTGTTGGGTTTATCCACCATTTCAGGAGGTGAAAATTCTTCAGAGCCATAGCGCCACAGAGCCGCCACGACTTCGCAGTTGCCCCGGTAATGGTCGGAGCGTCCCGGCGTTTGGTCCATCGGGTGTCTGGCTTGACAGAGGATGCGCAACAGAGCGCGACCACTTGGACAGTTGAACGTGGATTTGCAAAGCGCTTCAAAATCAACGCGGTCTTGTGGCGTCTTGATTATGTCCTGCTCGAAGCTCATTGCATCGCCTCCACAAGCGCAGGTGATTTAGCCGCCTGCATTGCCATTTCTGCCATTTGCGCTTGCTGCTCCGCCTTCTGCCGAGCCTCACGAAGAGAAACAACCTGCTCTTCATCGAGAAGGTAATTCGCCGGCATCCCGTCAGAGCGGCTCAAGTCACGGAATGCCGCGTCAGAGTCGAGGTTATCGAACACGTCAGGCTTCAGTTGCGAGAGCGGCAAGAAGAGTTCGAGCGCGTTCGACATCGCCGTTTTCTTCAACGATTGGAGAGCGAGCGCCATCCGCGAAGTGTGGACCGTGCGAGGAAAGGCAATGATCGGACCGCCTGGAGTTTGAATAACAGCCTCTTGCGGAGCCGTTGGGAGCAGTCCAGCACGGTAAAGCAATTGAAAAACGCGCTCAAGAAGCGGGTTGATAAACTCTGAAGTCAGGCCAGAGAACGCAGGGGAAAAGCGAGCCAGCTTTTCAGCCTCACGCGCCCGCACTTCTTGCGCCGTAATCTGCCGCTCAATCTGTTGGAACTGCTGAAACAGCGAGAAGTGAAACGCTTCCTGGATTGCGTATTCCTTGCGCTTAATGAGTTCGAGACCAACGTCAAAGCGCCCGCCTGTCATCCATTCCGAGGGCCGTTCGCCGCCCATTGGCATGATCGTGATGCCGCCCGCTCGAAGATCCGGCACAGACTCCATGCCTTCAGGAACTAAAACGCGAGGATTGACAGTGACCTCACCAAGCGTCGCCATAAGCAATTCGAGATAGTTGACGCCGCGAATCTCAGAAAGAGCCAGCATCGCAGGACTTGCACCGTACGGGCTTTGCTCCGTCCAACGGAAGTATCGAGAGACAAACATCGGCAACTCTTCAAAGCCGCCTTCTTCAATCTTTAATTTGCTGTCAATGTGAATGTAACACGACGCCCAAGGCATCCCAAGCGGACCGCCCGCCGTGTTGCGGTCCTTCAATTCGCGTGGATAGATCGCGTGAAGATAGCGCTCCTTCTCGTTGATCTTGCCGCTTGCGATATGCTGCCTCACACGCTCCGGCAAACGGTCATCACCAAAACGAGCCCTCGCTTGGTCGGCAGTCCATTGGACCTCACGAAACCAGCGGTGGACATAGAGCTCATCGTCCTCCGCCACGGTGTAAGAGCCGCAATCGTGCGTGTGACAATGCAGCGGATGCCGCTTCCCTTCGCGCACCGACAACGAGCTAATGCCAAACGTGGACCAATCCGCAAACGCCTCATGTACCCGATTGTAAAAATTCGAGGATGCAAGGTAAGCCGTCGCGATTTCAGAGCATTGAGCAAGCCAATCCTCAACCGCTGCTTTGCCCTGGAGTTGTGGCGCTGGCTTCCAGGTGAACCATTGCGAATCACTTGGAACGATCCACGAAACGCAGCCAGCCGCCAGGGCTTCATTAGCCCGAATCGCCGCCGAGTTCAAAAGCCGTTGGTCTGGCGTGTAGCCTTGCGTTGAGGCCGTGCCATTACCGTAAGCGTTTGTGATGACGGAGAGCTTGCGAGTTAGGCACATTGCCCCGCATTCATCCCATAGGTTAACCATGCCAGATACGTCGGTCCGCATCTGGTCGTTGAGCTTGACGATTTCCTCGCCGGTCATGCTGGCTTTGCGCCTCCCAGGCTAGGGGTTGAGCCAAGTTTCCCTTCACCGCGCATCACGGTACGTTGCACACCGAAACGCCGCTTTGCCCGCCGCTTTTGCTCCGTCGCAGCTTCGAGAGCATCAGGGCTGGCTTGTGTCGGTGGCGATGCAGGCCGGAAAGTTGGGGTTTTGATGGAGCCGGCCGCTTCAGCCTGCTGCTTCATCATCCTCATTTGCAGTTCAAACTGCTTCTGGCTTTGCTGGCGAGCGGCTTTTTGCTCTTTGATTGCGGCGGAATTGTCGGGTGATTTCATGGCTTAGGCGGTTCCAACTCACCAGACGGGGCGAACCACGACGAGCAAACGCAAGCCATTTTTTGGGGCAGGGGAGCCATGATGCAGCCACGGCAAGGGAACCTGTCAGGCACCAGATATACCAGCAATCGCCTTCATGGTCCGTCTGGGTGACGTCATCCAGCTTCGAGCGTTCCCAGTGCGACCACACCGGGCGGACCATCGCGAAGGCTTCAGGGGTTGCGACAACATAGCCGTGCTGGAAATGGAGCCACACGTCAGCGCCTAGGGTGTCGTTGTTGCCTGTGATGGCGTAGAGGTCCAGGGCTTTTTGCCAAGGGGTCAAATTCCAGCCCTCCCGCGCAGTCCCATCATTGCCCGCATTTGCGTTACAGGCCGCGAAGACCTAGGCGCAGCGTCAATGGTTCCAGCCGTTATCATGCTGAGGCTATCCGCCTCCGCCCAGGTACGCAGGGCGTCCGCTGTATGATCGCAAACTCCATCCTTGAACGGTATCGACTTGGTAATCCCGCTCGTCGTGATGACCTTCCGGTAATTCTCCAGACGACCAACGCCAGAGGGCAGCTTGTCGCCGTCAGGAGTCACGACGGGCCTATCTGTCCGAGAGTGCCACCAGACGCGCCCAAGGCGCTTCCGAACCTCGTTAACGCCCATCCATACGTCAGGGATTCGGGGCACAACGTGAACGATTCGAGGGTTGATCTTGCAGGCTAGAAGTTGGGAAAGGTAAGTCTTGCCGCTCCCCTTGTCGGTAATGTTGGCATCGTGAGGAATGTAAACGCCAGCCATCGGACCAAACTTCCTTTCCCATGCTCGAATCACTTCAGCCACGGCTTCCGCCCCGACACCCTCGCCAGCACACCAATCGATCGCGTTCCAGTCTTTTCCGCATGGCTGCATTAACCATCCAGCCATGTTGTCAGATGCGCCCAAGTCGAAGAAGCAGTACAACGGTTGCCCAAGTTCTGGCTCAAAGTCGCACACCCTGCCCGCCTGCCGATAGCTGGCAAGCAATGGGTAGATCTGCCCAGCCACAACAGCCCGCGTCGCCTCTTCGATGGTTGAAGGATATTGCTGCCAGATGTCGTCGCCTTGTTCCCGGCGCTTCGACTCCCAAAACGCCATCTGCTCATCTTCAAGAACAATGCCGTGATTCTCTCGAAGCTTCTCGAAATACTCTAGCGTTTCCTCGTTGCGCGGCTTCCCGCCTGCGATCCGATAGGATGGATGGCGAAACCAAGGGTAGAAGTGAAACTTCCAATCGACGGGCGAAAGCTCCTTGCCCACTGAGGACAATGCCAGTTCGCAGAAGTCCCAACACACCCCAAACTGACCGCCTTCCATCGTCGTTTCAATATCCACGATGTCGTGAGGCAGGACCGCGTTGATCGAGCCGCGCCGGATCTCACGCGACTTCTTCGGGAACTGCGCTGAAATGGGGCCAAGCTCCGAAAGGTGAAGGCGGTTCGGAGTGTTCCCGGTAACGGATGCCGACGCTTCAAACCTGGAGCCATTCGACCATGCCAGTTCGCTATCGTTGTTCACAGTGAGAGGGTTCGCTTCATGGACCCACCGCCACAGTTGCGCCATACCGGGGTTAGGATGCCGCGGGCCGTTCTCCCACGCAAAACGGAACATCTGGAGTTTTCCAAAAGCGTCGCCCTCTGACTTGTCGATGACCGCCGCGAAAAGGTTAGGAGTCCAAAGGCACTCGTCGCCATTCGCCAAGACAAGCACCGTCGAGATTCCAAGCTTTCGCGCCTTGGGCCGGAAGTTCCGAGTGTGCCGAGTCGCCAAAACTTCCGCCTGCTCTTTACGCATCACGAAGGGAGTGATTCGCCCAGGTGCGTTCGGGTCGTTGTCAGGCTTCGACTCGATCAAGTAGAAGCCAGATGACAGCCGCCAGTTGCGATCCTTGACGAGTTCGAGAAGCTTTTTAAAGGCTTGTTCTTCAATGTAGTTCATGGCAGGCTGGATTGATCAGGAGAAACTTTGCAAACTTCAGATAATGCTTTGTTCGAGGTATCAATTTGCACGTCACATGGCACCTCGTTTCCCCATGTTGACCATCCCATCCGTTGACGGCGGGCGAAGAGTTCCAGATACGGGCCGGGACTGACCTGCTCCACGATGTCTTGGAAGGCTTCCGGCTTTTTCGAGTGCTTGCCCCTTGGCCACTCATACCAGCGGCTTTCAGCCCGTCCCTTTGATTCGATTTGCAGCCGTTCCACCCATGCGTCAGTCTCGCCATTCACGCCCAGAAGCGGCTTCATTATCTGCCACTGTGCGAGCGTTGGGGCGGCGAGTCCGGTTTCCCAATTGCTTTGCATCCCTCCGTGATTCACCGCGCCATGCGCCCCGAGTGCCGCGCACATTTGGGCGGTTGTCTTTCCGGCAGCGATCCGCCTTTCACGGAGCCATGCGCCGAACTCTTGCCAGCCGTGGTTTTCCACGCGGCGACAGAACAGCACGAACTCGACGTTGCTTGGATATGCTCCACCCATGCCTTTCCCCATCGGCTTCTTGCACCATACGAGAGTTGCAGACTTCTCGAAGCCCCACGCCCGCGCTACGCGCAGCGCAGCCTCATAGAAGGCATCCGTTGTCCACAGGTAGAGATGCGCCCCATCTGCCGACACATCCGCGACTCTCAGCCTTTCGATTTCCGGTAGGGTCATCGTCTTGTATGGAGTCGGGTTCACTCCGATTTCGTTCTCACGCTTGCTCCTGCGATCCTTGGCGAACCATGCGGGGAAGTTCCCGATAGGCCATGGTGGGTCGGCCACAATACACCGGAACCTCGAACAAGGCGCTGCATGGAACGCCGAGGAGCGTCCTTCTTGAAGCGGAGATTTAGGGTCGGCGTCCATGAGCTTATGCGTTCTCTGCCTGACCGTCCGGCTTCTCGTCAGCGGTTCCGGCAGCTTCTCTTTGGCTTTCAGACGCAAGCGTGATGTCTGACTCCACTTGGTTTCCCCAAGCGTGCCAGCCGGGGCGCTTCACCCGCGCAAACATTTCGAGACGGGGTGCTTCCGTGAAGGACTCGATTGCCTTCACGAACACTTCCGGCTTTTCGCTGTGCGCCCCCTTCTGAGCTTCCGCCCAATTAAGGAGCATTGACTGATTCCGCCCTTCGCCCATCTGCGGGCATCCCCGCGTTGCGATGATGAAGTGCTCGGTGGCGTTTCGCGGCCTGCCGCCCATGCCGTTGTTCTTGCACCAAGTGAATAGCTTCTCGTAATGGAAGCCCCATATCCGTGCGAGTGCCAACCCATCGGGAAGGTATTCGTTTGTCACCCACATGCACAGGACGCAGCCGAGTGGGTCGGCCAGTTCCTTCACGGGAAGTTCCGCCATTTCCCCCACGCGCATCGTTGGATAGTCCAGTTGCTTCGTGCGGATCGACGTATTTTTTGCCCACTTGATAGGCCAAGGCGGATCTGCCATAATGCACCGGAATGAAGAGATGCCGGAAGATGACGGCAGAGAACAAGACGGTGATCCCAATTCGGAGGGCGATGTAGTCGGTGGTGTCATAGGGGTTATTTCTCGCCCTCCTCATGGGAGAGCGTGGCGTTCATGGTTAAAAACTTCTCTGCCGCGTCTGCTTCCCATTGAGCCAATGCTTCCATGCCGTTGCGGAAATGGGCGGGCTTCTTTGGCTCCGGCTCAGTTGAGGGCATCGCCAGCATAGCGGCGATTTTGGCCTCAATTTGCTCGGCAAGGTCTGGCGGGTCCGGTTGGACAAGTGGGCGGGGAATCAGGATCATGGTTCGCGGAATTGAAAGACTGAGCCGAGGAATAGAAGTGGAAGCTCCCAATGGCGTTTCCCGCCACGGTTCTTCTCACACCAAAGATTGCGCTTTTCGTCGTCAAAACCCGTTTCAGAGTTCTCGTCGGCGAACTTCTTGAGCAACATCACCTTGTCAGCATCCTGCCCGATGGCCCGGCTTTCGCGCAGTTTGCCGCTGTCGTTGAGCTGTGAGGCTGTCAGGATGACTTTGCCCGTCCGGCGAGCTAAACGCTTCTGGCGGCGGCTAATTGAGGCAAGAACGCCCTCCCGCGTGTCGGACTTCCGGGCGCTGGTGTCTTCCATGAGCTGCAAGTAATCGACCACCACCACGGCGGCGTCGCTTCGCTCGATGTCGGCGAAGATGTCCGTTGCGCTGGCGTCCTCCACGTCCACAAGCTCGATATTGGAGCCATGTTTTATCTTCGCGCAGGAGGCTGTTAGCGCCATCATTTCGCCGTTTGTCAGTTCGCCCCGGTAGAGGCTGCCGTTATCGACTCGGGCATGAGAGGCCAGCAACCGCAAGGATTGCTCATTGTGTGGCATCTCCAGCGGATACCAGCGGACCTTGTGCCCATCCTCGGCGGCGTTCTCGGCACAGTTCTGGATGATGGTCGATTTCCCATCTCCCGGCTCCCCGGCGAAAACCCAAACCTGCCCCGGCATCATCCCGCCCGTGTTCATGTCGATGGTCGGAAACCCGGTGCGGATGCCCGGCAATCGGCCAGGATTCGCGGCCCGTAGCTCAATTTCCGCAAGGAGCGGGTCAATCGCCTCCCGCAAAGACACGCTTTTAAGGAGCTGGCCCGGCATCTTTCCGGCCTCCTCCATGAGGCCCTTGATGGTGTCGAGCGTTTCAGCCACCTCGCCGTCACGGGCTTGGAACAGGAAATTCAGGCTTCGAGCATGGGCTTCGATGTGTTTCCGCTGCCCGTAAAGCTCGCGAAGGACGGTTAGGTAATGGTGAAAATGCGACGGAATCGGGACGAAGGTGTAAACGTCCGAGACGGCTGCCGCCCCGCCTACGAACTCCAAACGGCCAAGATTGCGCAGCCGGTGAGTCAAGGAAATGGGATCAATGGGCCGCCCTGCCGTTACCTCGTCCACCATCGTGCAGAAGATTTCCCGGCTGACATCGTGGTAAAACAGAGCCGGTGGCGTGGCGTGCAGGCAGGCAATTAACCGTTGCGGCTCCTGCATGAAACACGAAAGCGCCCCGCGCTCGGCTTCGTCACTGCATGGCATGGGTTTATTCAGCCCGGCCAATAGCTCCTCAACCGTTGTGTGTTTTTCTTGGCTCATAAGCACGAGACGTGTTTGGGTTTCTTGTGGAGTGGTTGACCAAAAAAGGATTGCTCCACCTCTTCGCGGAGTCCCTGCCAGCCTTTGCCAATCGTGTTCTCGATCATGGCAATGGCTCGCTTTTCACCCATGGCGGCGAGGTTCTTGAGTTGCGATTCTGCCATAGTGGGCGTGATGGGCTTCTTGATTTCCTTTCGGTATTTGATCCACTTGTTCCACGATTCTGAAAATTCAGGAGAAGCAAACGGGAGCGTTAGCGACTCTTCTTTAACCGAAG